GAATAAAGTATCTGTGAAATAGTTACTAAAAGAATATTCATTTGTTTCGTTATGAAAATTTATATTCGCTTTACTTGTTCCTGAATTTAAGGCAACACTATTTGAAGGTATATTGTAAGTCGTTAAAGACTGAACTGATACACCTTTTTGAAACATAAAAGATATAGGAGTCGCATTTGTTTGGGTAATTGGGTAAAACAATAAAGGTTTACCAATATAAGGTTCTCCAATATTCTCAATATTAGGTTCTTCTTTGTAACGGTCAACAAAAAAACCGTATTGTGTAGAAGTTAAATTATTACCCGCATCTCTTAGCCTTTCATATTGCAAGTGTTCAAATGGTAACTTTACATTATAGATACTACCGTCTAAATTTTCCCCACCATTATAAGAACTTTTACCCCAATCTTTACCCGTAATCTGTGAGAACTTAGAAGCCAAAAAAGTTTTTACACCTTCATACTGAAAGTTTATTTCTCTGTATGGTAAGGCTACATTTACTGTGCTTTTACTAACATCAATATACTTTGTTATTTCGTGAGATACCCCTTCGGAATAATAACTATCTAAACTTTTAACAATAACTTTTTTAGTAACCTTATCGATATACGCAGTTAGATTAAACATCTTAAATAATCCCGATATAAAATCAATAGTTTTCATTTCAGGTATTTGTTGCGACATATTAAATTCAAACAAACTAACAAAAACAAAAGTTCCTGTTGGATAATTAGACGTGTAAATTTGTGATGAACTCGGTCTATATGTTATATCCCACTCAATTTCTGAAAAGGTTATATCCAAAGGGGACTCTATTAATACTGTATAATCGCCTTGCTCTGCGGTAAATTGATTTAACATAACGTTACCCACTACGTTGTTTTGTCTGTCTATCTCTAAACCATCTCTTTGTATTGAAACGCTATAAGTATTACCGCTTGTTGTATAAAGATTCAATGTAAATACCCTGTATTTTGTAGGGTCGCCCGTAACTTGCAAGGTTGAAACAGTTACCATTTTAGTAAGTGTTGAATCGGGTGCGCCTATTGTATTAGTCCAACCATCAACAATGGCTTGATTTACTCCCGTTAGGTTTTCAACTGCACCCTTTTTTCTGTGCATCCACATAAACAAGTTGTAGTAAGGTGTATTTGTACTTGTAAAAAAATCATTACTAAAAACTAATTCGCTATGCTTTGCAGTTATTGCTTGTACAATAGTATCAACCCTTAAAGCGAACTTTAAATCTTTCCATTCAACACCCTTTATTTGACTTCCGTTGTAAGTTAAATTACCTTGTTCATTTGCATTGCTAAAAAACAACCTCTGTGTATGTGTGATTAATGGAACGACTAAATCGTTAGTTGTTGAATCTGCTTGTAGAAATGAACGCACTTCATTTGCAGAATACTCTTTATCATTAGCACTTAGGTCTAAGGATTGTAATTTTTCCTCTCCTAATAAATCCTTTAATTCTACCGTACTTCCAAAAAATGTTACTTTGTATGTATGGGGTTTATTATTCTTTAAATCTACACCCTCTAATTTTACCTTACCATCTTTAAATGGCAAAGTATTTAATTCAATGTTAGCATCTTTTTTACTCCTACCATCAAAACCACCTATAATATCAAAGTTATAATAGTGCTTAAATATCTTGTTATTTATTTTTGAAGCGGGTAAAGAAAAGGTTTTTGTAAAGTCTGTAAACACTTTAGATATGTCTTTTACATTTTGTATTGATTGCGTAATAGTTACGCTCTCGTCCGAAAACATATCAACTCTCTGCCCTTCTATGTATAACTGAATTATCTGCATCTATCTAATGTTGTTTATAGTATCAAATGAATTATCAAAATCTATTGTGTATTCTACAAGCCTATCATTTAAAGAAGTTTTGTAGGTAATGTTGCTTGTCTTAACATTTAAAGGTAGAACTTGAACATCTGTATTTGATACGTTTGTAATCCATACCTTTTCAGAAAGTAATAACTGCTTAAATACCTCGTTGTATTCTTCGCTTAAAAAGCCACTACTTAAAGAAATGCTTTCATTGCCTACAACATTAAATTCTCTGTTTAAGTGTTCACTTATACTATATTGGTCGTATTGATTTCTTGTATTTGCTTTGTAAGATTCCTTCTTAATAGTCATCTTTTCAACTGACTTTTTAAAGAAAAACATATCTTGCAAAATACCAAACTTATTTATGAAAGTTATTTTCTTAGGTTCATATTTACATTCATCTAATGTATTTACCTTGATAGTTTCAGTACCATTTGAATCTGAAACCCTTACCTCGTCAACCTCTCCAATTTCAAATTCATCTAAAAATTCTTGTAAGCACTTACTATCTTCAAGTGTTGAATTTGAATCTGCTAAAACTCTACTCTTATAAGAATCATAATTACTATTACTTCCGTTTATAGAAATGTATTTTACTTGTTCCTCGCTTTCTAAACTACTTGTTAAGATTTGAGTAGATACAATTTTGTTGTCTTTTAAAAATATTACCGTAGGGTTTGTACTTGTGTGTATTGGTATTCTGAAAATATTGTCAGCTAAAACAAACATTTCTCTATTGCTCATTAATAAAGACTCGTTAGTTATATCAAAACTTTCATTTTCTTCAAAATATGAATAGCTATCAAATGCAGATTCTATTCCGTAATTTATAGTACTTAGTAATGTATCGGAAGAATTATAAGCCTTAACAATTGACTTATACCAAACAAGTTGCCCGTTGTAATCCCCATTAAAAGAAACGTTTATATAATCTTTTATCAATTCAGAAACTTCGTAACTAACAAACGTATTACCATTTACAGAAAATTTCTTTAAACTATAAACGGGTGTTGTAGTTGCGTTCTTGCTACCTTCCCAAATATAAATATCTAAAGTAGTGTAAGATGTATTTGTAATTGAAGTATTTACGTAGCGTGAACTTCTTGTATTAATTGCCATTTTTTATTTCTTTAAATTATCCTTTACTGATGTTTTTAATATTGCTTCTACATCTAACCTAAACGCTTTCACAATGTCTTTATCTAAATTATTAAATGCTTTTTTAAATGGCTTAGTAAAAAACAAACTCGGTTTAATACCATTATTATAAATGCTTCTTGCAATCATAAACTGCAAAGATTTTCTTTTTATAAACTTACCGTTTTCATCCTTTGGTGCTATACCTTTTTTAACAATCCACTTATCCATTTTGCTTGGTGGTGGCATTTTATCTGTATAACTATAAGGAGTATTATATTTTTTCTTCACACCACTTACACCAACATCTTGAAAGATACCGTAATCTTCCATTACAAATTCTAATCCAAAGCTATTTTTAGAAACGGTTAAATCATAATCTAAACTATCATAAAGTTTTTTAGAACTATTCTTTTTGCTTCTTGTTAGGTTTGCCCTTGATTGACTAATCACATACTTTGCAAATGTTCTAAGTTCTGCTTGTACATTGCTTAACATATTGAAATATCATTTTGAACTAACACATCAAAAGATAATGCCCAACCCGCCATTTCATTTTCAAATCTATCATAGAAAGGTTCAAAACTTGGATTGCCATCTAATTGATATAAGTCTTGGTGTAACGTTCCTCCTCTTAACACTTGAACCAACTTATTTAATACTGCTAACTGTGTATTTAATATATCTTGCTCGTTATTATTGCCCACAAATATATCTACAACTTCTTCTTTTGAAACGTTTACAATATCCATTGCTAATACCGATAAACTAAACCGTAATACATTATCTTCATTACCTACATTACCCACAATTATATGTGATAAAGGAAATATTGTTTGTTTACTTAAATCAATCTTTGTTATATCTCCCGTTGTAACTGTATTTACATTGGGGTCTAATAATAATTGGTTCTTTATAACTTCGGTTACTTGATAAAATCCTTTCATTAGAATTTGTTTTTAATATTTTGTGACTCCAACTCTGCTTTCTCTTTCATAAACGATAGCATTGTAAAGCATTGATGTATATTTAATTTAGTGATATCTTCAAATTTTGCAATATCTCCGTTAGCGAGTCCGTAAATTGACTGATACCACCCCCATTTGGAAGCGAAGTTAGCTGACTTTGAATACCCTCCATCTCCTGTGGATTGTTGGAATAAAGAATCGTATGCTTCGACAACTCCATCCCTAAATTGTAGAAAAAAAAAAGGCTACCTATTGCACAACTTAAAGGCATATCTTGCATCTTCTCTGCGTTACTTACATCATAATCTACAATATTATATTTATTTGCTTTACTGTCTTTAATAGGTCTGTAAAGTACGTTCATTGCAACGTGCATCTGTTCCCACTTACTCGCATTATTATCAAGGTCAATGTATTCCCCTAAACTCATTTCGTTTAAATCAGGAATAAAACCATATTGTATTCCGTTCATTTCAAAACGTTCATTGTGATTTGGTTTAGATTCTAACAACTCTGTTAGTATATCTACAATTGCGGTTACACTTGACATCTTTAATTTGTAGCTATCAGATAAAGGTATTCCACAAAATATTTCAATCATCTTTGCATCAAGAAAATTACCATCGGGATTGTTTTCAGCTATCTTTAAAAACTTCTGATATTGTCCTAATGTAATTTCGTTTAAGTTAGTAGGTACGTTTATTTCAATCTTCATATTTATATAATACTATTTTGTTAATGTTTTATAAAAAAAGACTTACAATTTTCATAAGCCTTTGTAAGTAGTAATAAATCCTTTGCTTTTATAGGTGCTATTCTAATCTGTTTATTTGTTCTGTGATGTATGTAACATTCAACCGTTGCAATCATTTCTCTATTATCCATTACCTAATGCTATAATTCCCCTTATTAGGATTGTCTAAATTATAAATTACATTATAACGAATACCGTCTATTGCGTGATTCCAATCATCCAAATATAATTTTGAACCTTTATCTAAATAAATATAATTGTTTAATTCTTTTGCTATATTTGAACTGCTTTGGTCAACTACTATTTTATAATCTTGCATAGTAGTAACACCACTTTCAATAGTTCCTTTCTTAACCGCTTGAATATTTACACCCTTATATTTTAAATCAGATATTAATCTTGGTTCTGCACTATCTGCAATTATTAATTTCTTACCTACTCTGTTTATAATTATCTGTGCTAATTCCGTTACACCTAAACCGTTTTTATATAAATGCTCTTTAACGTATATTATTCTTTTTCCTTTATCAATTGCAACTTCTGTTAATGTATCAGGGTCAACACTAAAACCAAAATCCATTCCACAAGATGTCTGTAACCCATCGGGATTAAAAGAACCAAATTCCCAATTAGTAAATACAACACCCTCTGCTTTATCTAACCAACCACCTAATATTTTATGCTTGTACTTGTTCGGATTTGTTACCCTTATGTTTTCAATATTATCTATAAAAGATTTTGGTAGGTTATCAATATTATTTAAGTAAGTTGTATGTATGTAGCACACATCTCCAACAACACCATTAAACCCTTCTTCTACACCTTTACTTTCAAAGAACTTCTTATATATCCAATGCTCTTTAGTAGTTGGATTAAGTATCATTATAATGCGATTCTGTTGCACCTTACTTCTGATAGATAAATCAATAGTATCAAATTCGTTTTCATCAACCATTTCTTCTGCTTCATCAAGAACCCAAGTAGATATTCCTTGTAATGATTTTAAGTTTGCAGTTTGGTTACCCGCACTTGTTTTGATACCTCTGAATAATATTCTGCTTCCCGTAACTGTATTTGTAATTTCTTTCTTTGTTACATCAAAGCATTCTTGTGATTCTAACAGTTCAATCTTTTCATTAAATTCAGGTATGATTGAAAGTTCAGCAGAGGTCATTGTGTACCTCGTATAAAGACAATGATAACCAATATTAAAAGTATTTGTTGCTTCTATTAAAGTAGTGCTAAAAGACTTTGCAGAACCTCTACCACCTGTTATAACATAATAACGAGCATTAGAAGACCTTAAAGGTTCAAACAAATCATTTATAACTATTCCACTCATAAATTTACTAAGACTTCTTAAAGGTTATTATAGGTATGTTTATTGTATCTCCGTTTGTGGTAATGTCAACACTATCTTTTGGTTTACCTATGTAGTATTCTAAAAACAATTTACCCGCTTGAACGTCTTTATCTTTTACCGCTTTTATCTTTATCATATTAATAACATCAATTACATCTTGTTTACTTGATGCTTCTTCTAACGCTTTTCTATATTCGTTTTTACGTTTATCAATGTTACCTTCTTTTGATTTTGTACTATGCCCACCGTTTAATTTTCTCTTATCTTCCATCTTAATATAAATTAACTATTAATTAATTGCTTATCTATATAATGCAAAAAAACCCCTAATTTATTGGGGTTCTTTAATAATCTTATTTTAGTTCTTCTTTGGGTTCTTCTAATGTTTCTTCTTGTGTTGCTTCTATTGCTTTAACAATTGAATGAACTTCTAACGCTAATTTATAGGTCATCTTTTCCAACCTTGCTAATCTTTCGTTGACTGTGTGCTTCTTTGGTTTCATATCTATTTATTTATTTCAATATATTCTTTACACTTTTCTTTTGTTCCTTGAAACTGAACGTAATTCCTCAATGAATCTATAACTTGATATTCATCTTCAAACTTGTACAAACCTAATATTTTATGTTTATTCATATCTATTTTAATTTATTATCTAATTGCTCTATCCATTGTCTAAGCCTAACT